TTAAGGTTGAACGATGAAATTGAATGACCAAGAGCTTCCTCCTCTTACTAATGTTGCAATTGATTCAAACCCACAATTGTATTGAAGAGAATCTCTACCCACTGGTTTCCAACTAGAAGGTGCATTATATGAAAAAGAATTTGATGTTGGGTCTTTCCTTTGTTGTTGCTTAATTCCTAATCCATTAGAAACAAATCCAGTTTGGTTTATGTACACCTTTCTATTTGTTACACGAATCTGACCATCTGCAATAGACCAGTTTCCAGAAACTTTACTGACAGAAATATATTGGAATGCTCCATCTCCTTTTGATATTGTATATGTAACTGTACCAGATGCTTTTACACCACCAGTTTTATCCCATCCGTCTTCTGATATACTTGCTTTTCTAAGGGGCTTTATTGTATCAGTATCTAAAAAAACTGTTTTAGAATATGTCTTAGATGTTAAATCTTTAGATTGTTTGACTTCTAATAATTGTGTTGTTGATATAGCATCAACATACATAGATTCTCCTGTTCTTTCATTTTTGATTATACCTTTTTCGTTGGGACTTTTAACATCAGTGATTCCATTTTTAGCCATATCATATAACTTGTTCATATCTGTTACTTGTTTCTCTGAATATGTTACTTTCATAGATGAATTTTCTACTTCACTAGCATTTACACTTGCTGGTAATAGTATTGTCATTGCAAGTAAAGATAAAATACTTGTTGCAGATTTTTTAAACCTAGAATTCATACTAATCCCTCCTTTTTTATTAATTATACCACATATTCTATCACGATAGAATATAAATATCAAAAAAATTCAGAAAATTCATAATAATGATGTTGTATAACTGTTTTCATGTTATAATACATATAATTATTCAAAGGAGGGCTCAGTATGAGAAAAAAACTTTTTCTAGGTATTTTTATAGTTTTAGTAATCGCTACGATAGTTGTACTTAATATAAAAAATGATAAAAATATCTTTATTGGAGAATCAGAACATTGGACAGCTAAATTTGTTACTACTGAAGAACAATCAGAATTAGAAATAAAATATAAAGACAGTAAAGATGCAGTTAAGCAAAAATTTAATTATTCATATGAGTTTATAGATGGTGAAGATGCAATTATAATTTTAAAAGATGCAGTTTTAGAATCAGGTCAAGAAAAAATAATAAAAAGACAAAGACCAGGTCTTTATTCAAATAGGGAATCTAATTATAAAGTAATTATATCTTGGAATAAAAATGAAGAAACTATAAACTTGAAAAAGAAATGATAGCAATATTATTAATTTTAAAAATTGATTATTGAAATCCTTATATAAAAAAGAGTGTTTAGAAAAATAAAACACTCCTTTTTATATAAGTCTTTGAAAATTATGGATGAAATATATCAAAGCTTTATCTTTATAAATATAAAACTTATAATTTTGTCTTTACAAATTCTATAGCTTTATCCATTGTTGACCATACATCATTACCATATAGTTGAGTAAATTTTTCTCCTGTAGTCTTACTCATTTCCTTCATTTTATTACAAGTTACTCCACCGATTACATATAGATTTTGTGTTCTATGTGGTTTATAGTCTTTTATATCTGTTACTAAGTAACTTTCTTTTTCTCTCTTATAATATAATCCTAAAATATCTGCTGATACTCTATCATCACCACTGTACACTATTGTGTGTTTATACATTTGCTTCACCTCATTACTTTCAATACTCTTATTTAATACACCTTCTACAATTAACTTAGCCATACCTTCATATCCAAGTTTCTTAGCCTTCTCATAATCCTCCTTGTTATCACAAAAGAAACTTTCAATTAGTATTGCAGTGGGTTTAGAACTGTTTAAAATATATAAACTTTTATCTAATTTAGCTCCTCTATTTTTAAATACTGTACCTAGTTTATCACATATTCTAGTTGCATACTCTAAGCCTTTATTACTATAATATAGAACTTCTGAACCTTTACCTTGACCGTTACTTGCATTTAAATGTAACTCTATAAGTAAATCATATCCTCCACTATTAACTCTAGGTATTTTATAAGACTTTTCTTCATTCTTAGTTTTAAACTGCTTTTCTGGGCATATTATTACATCTGCCTTATGCCCTTCTTTTCTAAATGTATCTGCTAATACTGGTGCAAGAGATTTGTTGTATTGATACTCGTTAACTACTCCATCAGCAGAAGTACATGCTCCACTTTTTAAAATACTGTGTCCTACTGTTATACATATTTTCATTATTTATTTTCCTCCTTCAACTGTTTGTAAGTTTGGTTTATACCTATTGATATACCCCAACAAATCACGCCTTGTAAGACTGCAACAGGACTTAGTCCTAACATCCAAATAGAAAATCCTATACCAAGTATTAATAACACTACTGGAATATATTTGTTATCTAGTTGCTTATACTTCTTACAGCCCTTACCTATAATAGAGAGAGCAGCTACTAAAATTAGCAACTGCTCTGGTATAAAACTTATTAAATTATCCATCTCTTATCCTCCTAATTAATTAAAATATTCCTCTTTGAACTGCAAATATAAAGAACCCTACAAGTGTTGTAATCATTGTACCAATTAGCCATTTGAGCATACTTGTAAGTGAGTTTAGATTCTCACACAATGCTTTTAACTCTGCTTTAGACTCTATATTTGCTATTTTTAATTCGTCTATTTCTTCTCCATGTTTATTTATTCTTGTTTCATGTCTTTTTAAATCTGCTTCGAAAAGTTCTTCATTCATGAAAACCTCCTAATTTTTGAATTAAAAAAGACTATACTATATAGTCCTCTCCTGTTATTTCTTTATATTCACTTGCTGTTATCTTATTCTTTTCTACTGCTGTTTTAACTTGCTCTTTAGTCCAGTTGCCATTCTTATAAAAATCTGTTATTATCTTATACCAATTCATACTATATCACCCCATTACTCATTAATTGAAATGTTAAATCTGCTATTGTTTGCTCTGTAGAATTTACTTTATTAATTAAGATTTCTTTTTCAAGTTCTTCCCCACTTTTTGCTATTAATTTATATTTGTAGTATGTTTCTTTTGTTAATTCATTTACATATAAAGTGGAGTAATATCCTTCTCTAAGTTCTTCTTGCATAATATTATCTACCAGTATTCCTTGTTCTAATTCCTTACTAGACAAATCAGAAGGCATGTAGTTTATCAAGCCTACTTTTTTTATATTTATATCATCTGTATTACTTAAATTACCTAAAAAAATCAATTAAAACATCTCCCTTTTCACATAGAATTTTTTTGTTGATGCCAACCTTGCTATAGTTTTATCATCAATATTACCATTCACATAAATATTATAATTTTTATAAATTACATTTGGAGAACCATATCCCTCAAATTCATATGAGTTTAGTTCATTTAAATTGCTTGAAAACTTTACTATTTTTGCATGTTCATATTCACGTAGACCCTTTGTTGCATAAATATAATTATTATTATTATCTAATCCCACTAAGTTTCCATATTTGCTGTCAGACAATTTTATTTGTAAACTTAAGTTTGAAGTATATTTATTAAAATAACCTTCTCCTGGATAACCCATAACTCCCCTATTACACGATACATAAACTCCATTATTTAACAACATAATTTTACGTCCTGCATTACTATCACGTAAAATTGCTGATGCAATTTTCTGAGTTAAATTATGATTTAATAAATATATAGATGCTATGTCAGAACTATCTTGTACTAATACATATATACCTGTACTATTTACTTTTATATTTCCACTTGTTGAAAAACTTTTTATAGAAAGAGAAGCACAATCTTTAGTTAAGTTTATACTAAATAAATTTGAAGAAGCATTAATTAGTATCATAGTAGCTGTACTACTCTTATAACAATATAAAATATTATTATAAAAACACATATCATTAACAAAATTATTAGCTATAGTTTTATTAATAGTTCCAGTAGTTTTATTAATTTGATATATGTTTTCTGCTGTAGAAGCATAAATATAATCTTCACTAATACAGAAACATTCAAAATTAGAATAACTTATTGAGAAAATAACATTAAAATTTAAATCTGTTTTTACTAATTTTGATGCTTTTAATACATAGATATAACTATCATCATAAAGAATGTTTAAAACATTTGTTGAGTCATTAAAATTTGCTTTTTTATCAACTATTGTAATTGCATTATCATATATGACTTTATTATCCTCTATTTCTTTTGTAGTATTTTCAAGAGTATCCATTATTTCTTTCAAACTACTATTTTCATTTAACTTTGCCATTATTAATTCTCCTTATAAAAACATATCTGTTAATGTATTTGCTATTGATATTCCTCTTGTCTTTTGACCATTTAATTCTGTATCTAATAAATTTTGCTTTATTGCTAATTCTTTTAAAGCATCTTCTACATTATCACTTGTAAAGTTATTCTCTGTATCTTCTATAGTTACATTCTTTGCTTCTAATACAAGATTTCTAACTTTATTAACTAACTCTTTAAAAGTCATTTAGTCACCTTCTTTCAATAAAAAAAAGAACCTACTACGCTGTTGGTTCTATTCCTTCTACTACTCCACTATGTTCTATAATGTAATTTTCAACTGCTGTCCTATAGTCTGTGTTAGTTACATCATCTAATTCAAATTCTCGATTTTTTAAAGGATTTAAGCCTCTACTTAAAATCCTCTCTGCTAATATTCTTACTACAACATTATTTATATTCATTATAATAATCCTCCTACCTTTTCATTTTCTGCAATTAGTAATTGATTTTCTAACTCTTGTATTCTCTTTTCTTCTTCGCTTAAATAGATTGGAATATCTTTTAAAATAAGTTCTTTTGTTATTGGATTTATAGATTCTATATACTGTTTACTATAGTCTATATTTCCGTATCCAACATCAATATAATGTAATTCTGTTATTGTATCATGCTCTAATATATCTCCTGTTGCTTCTCCTGTTTGGAATAATATTTTACCAGTTTGGTCGTAAATTATTCTATTTGCTCTATTCATTTTATCACCTCTTTTATATAAATTTTATAGCATGCCAATTGTACAAAGTATAAGACAAAGAAGGATTGTATGCAGGAATGTAAATGCCTTCATTATTCATATAAATATTTCCCTTATTATTTATATAGACTTGACCATTAGCAGTATATTTTTGATTTCCATATGTTTTGTCTAATAAAACCGTAACTGTAAAATCTTTATCACTAGAAATTGATGGTAACGAACAAACAGCAAAAACAAGATATTTAAGAAATTTAGTCGGGCTATTAAGTTTACATTCACATTCAGCAAAAAATACATTTGGAATAAAATTAAGACCTTTAATATTAAGCCAGTCAATAGGTTTTTGTGGATAATCTGGGTTGTACACACCAGTATCATATAAATAAGCAGTATCTGCTGCATTCATTTTTGTTGCAGCACTCCCTGACGCATATTTATATTTTGTATTTAATTGACTTATAGTATTATTAGCTTGTGTTAATTTGTTTGTTAAATCCTGTAAACTAGCGTCTCCACTATCAAAAGACTGCTTTATTTTCTCTGATAACTCTACTAGCGTATTATTTAAACTTGCTTCTATGTTCTTTAATGCTAAAGTGTTTACAATACTTGTTTTACCATTTCTAACTCCTTGCCCAATCTCTGTTAACTTAGTTGATATATCACTTAAACTAGCATTAGGTTGTAATGGCATTATATTCTTACTTATACTTATTACTTTTTCCTCTACTATATTTTCTGCATCTGTAGCAACTATTCTTAATGTGTGTATTACATTATCTGTAAGTTCATAGTTAATAGTTTTTTCTGAATACAAGTCTGTAGTAAAAGTATCTTTTAATACTTCATCTAAATACCATTCTATTTTTGTCAATTCACTGTATGTTTTTGTTACAGTAAACTTAGCTTGACTATCAGTCACTAATGACGTTGATATATTAATTCCCTTTTCTATTTTTTTAAAAGTAAAAATTCTATCAAAATTATCATATCCATCATTTAATTGTATTTTTAGTTTGTGATTTCCATCTATGGATAAAGAGTTTAGTTGACTATCTGTTACTGTTGCTGTTAAAGTTGAATTTTGTACAACAGGAGTAATGTTTTGTATTAATTTATCATCAAGATAAACACGCACTGTCAAATTAACATCTGGAGTATCATCACTTACAGTAAAATCTACACTAAATCCTTTTCTTTTATTCCCAAGTGAAGTATCTAAACCAGATATTACTGGTCTACCTTTTATAGTTATTATTCTATTAGAAGTATATGGAAATTTTTGTTGTGTATCCACATGCATTGATTCACAATTATAAGTAAATGTATATTGACCATATCCTCCCAAAACCCAAACATTTCCTGAGCCCCAATTAATTGTTGAACCATTGTAAGTACAACTTAAACAAGTGTCTTTAGAGCTACCTTGCAAACCATGGTTATTACCACCCCAATCAAAACTTTGCCTCCCCCCTGCAAATGGGTCAAACGCAATATTTTTAGTATATTTTCTCATATCAGGTAAATTAAAGCTATTCATTGATGCTGCCATTTCCTCACTCTCCTTTCTATATAGGTAATATGTCATTATTTACTGTTGATATAATATTACTATTAATTCCTGCTAATTGTTCTGCTACCTTACTAATTTCTTCATGTATTTTTTTAGATGAATAAGTAGTCATTTCAGACACTCTACCATCATCCACAGTCGCATTAATAAAATGAGTTTCTGCATTTCCATTTATCACATAAACGTTTAATTCTGACCTTGTTTCACTTCTAATTTCTATAGAATTATCATCTATAATTTTAAAGTTTGTAACTACATTTTCTTTTGTAGTAGCATCTATAATATTTACAACTATTCTCTGTGTTAATAAACTATGTGTTACAGTTGCTTTGAATCCATTTTCTGCATCCTCAACCCAATCGTCAATTGTTATTGTTTGAGTAGATGCCACATTTGAACCACCTGCGATTAATTGGTCAATTTTAATATTTTGTTTCTCATTTTCTGTGTCAATTCTAGTGTTTAGCTCTGTTTTAGTAGTTTCTATGTTGCTTGTTAATTCTGCCTTAGTTGTATCTATTTTAGTATTAACAGTACCTATTTTAGTGTCTAGGTCCTGTAAATCTTTTAATGTGGCAAAAATTATAGTTGGGTCAATTTTAAGTTCTATGTTATTTACATTAGATACAACAAAGATAGTTTTTACCTTCATGTCAATTACTGCTCCATCTTCCACTTTAGGTTTATATGCTGACCTATACTTTGATATAGCTAGTAAATTACCTTCGGTATCTAAATAACCTATCTCTCTAACTACAAACCCACCAGCACTAGCAGGTATTAAACTTTCTAAAATTAAGCAATTTGTCATGCTTTCATCAGTCTTGACATTCCCTACTTTACCTTCCCAAACTACATTTTTTAATGCTGTTTGTTCCTCTGTAGGATTATACTCATTTCCTCCACCATCACCTAATTGTATCCTAGCAAAGTCAACTTTTTCCCCTACTATACTTGCATTTGCTATCTTAGCCTTACCTATATCTGTTAATATCGTGTAGTAACTTTTATCTGTAGCCAAACTACCACCTCCTATCTAATAAATTGTAACCTCTTGATATCCAAACCCATTGCCACTAAGTATATTAATCTCTCCTTGTGTTTCAATATCACTAGGTGACCATGGGTAAATTGTAATCTCATGCCCTGTAATAGTGGTTGCTCCAAAGTACACACTATTATCTTTGCTAACTAAAACTCTAGTGTAATCTAGTGTCATGTTGCATGGCTTAATATCACTTACAAAAGAATGAACTTCCTCAAACCAATCTTGATTTCTAGCATCACTTTCTAAATGTATATTATAAGTAGCATTATTTATAGTTAACTCATAATTACCTTCTCCAACTATACTATCTAGCCAATTCCTTAAAAATCTCTCTGAGTAAGGTAATTTACTTATATATTTACTAAAAATCCTAAACCTTCTATCTTCTAAACTCTCATTACTTTTAGGAGTTATAGACATTATCTTTTCCCATCTTTTTATACCACTTATAGTTAGGTCCTCTAAAAACTG